CCATCCTCTAATAGCCCTACCTGCTTTTGGTTGCATTAATCTCATTTTTCTTTTAACGCCAGCCAATCTCCATTTATTTGGATTCCTTAATAGCTTGTCGATATCTGCGTCTTTCATTTTATCCGATACGCCTAGTTTTCTAAGTCTGTTTTTAACTTTTAAAATTTGATCGTCAAGTTGCTGATTAAGCTTAGCCATTTTAGCTTTATTTTTTGCATCTTTCTTTTCCCCAGAAAGCTCTTCTATGTTCGTCATTATCTTCTCAACTTTTTTCATCATGGTGCCAGGCTTGCCAGGCGTATCACTTCCCATCTGATCTAAAAATTTAACTACATCATCGGCAGGAAGGCCACTTACAAACTTAATATGTTTAGAAGCAGCTATACTTTTATCTGTAAGAAATTTCCCAGCTTGCTTTGCTGGGTCTTTGGCGATTTGCCATGCAAGAAAACCAGCTCCAACCTGACCAGCAGTTGGAACCATATTTGTAAAACCATCATCTTTAGAAGGCTTTCCCCCTTGTTCTTTTTCTATGATAGTTTTTACAACATTATCCATAGCAGCTTGTCTATCTTCAGGAGATTGATCAGCTGCATTTGGGCCAGATATAAATTCATCTTCATAATTTTGAAACAATTCAGAATAATCTCCACCAGCTCCAAATATTCTTTCAAACTCTTTGCTTCCAGATTTACCTACATCAACACCAGCAGTTGACAATCCAGTTTTGACAAAGCTGGAAAACTGATTCTGTAAAGAGTCTGGGTCAAAAGGCGTTGGAAGTTCATATAATTTTCTAAATTTATTTGTATTCTGCCTTATAGAACTCTCAAGTCTTCTTCTTTCATCATCAAATTCTTTTCCCTGTACACCTTTTAGGGAATTTAAAGCGTCTGAGTCCCTTTTGATATTAGCCATGTACAACTGAGCTTGAGCTTGCGTTTGCGGGTTTTTAAATTTATTTTTTAATTGATTATCTATTACATTAAAAGCAGCTACATCATTTCCTTGCATATAGAAATTCTTAGCTGCGTTAGTATAATAGTCCTCTATGCCCATTGCAGTGAGACTTTTTACATTAGTTTCTGCACTTTCAATCTGATTAGTAAGAAGATTAGTTCTAGCAGTTATTAAATTAAGGCTTTCATCAGATCTATATTTGTTATTATCTTCTAAATCTTTAAAATATTCTTTTTGATCTTTTAAATTTCTTATACCTAAACCTGTCTGGATAAGGCTAGAATCAAACTGTCTGTCGTCTAACGTATTTTGTCTATCTACCCTATCCTGATAACGATCTTCTTCCCTGTTCCATTCTTTTTGGTATCTTAATCTTTCTTGCTCCTGCTCAATCTCATACCTTGCATCGGCTTTAACATTAGCAAGTTCATTTCCTAGGAATCTAGGTAGGGTTTGGTTTAATAATGTTTCTAAAGCGTTTGCCATTCTATCTCCTTATCACTCTCCTATTACTATATGCGTTTGGATCTTCTGGTTCTTGACTTTCCATCCAGTCCGCAAATGATAATGTATTACTGCTATCCTGGTAAGCTTTTGTAAAATCAGAAAGCATTTTTTCGTATTCGCCTCCAGATGGAAGGGGTAATTGATTTTCTGAATACCAATTTCTTGCCATCGATTCAGCATATCTTTTTTCAGCACCGTCTGGCATTTTAAAATTCCAATCATCTACATCGTCTTGAAGGAATCCTTTTTGATTGTTATTATCTCCTCCTCCGCTACCAGGATCCATTGCGTATATTGACTGAACAAGATTTTGTATATTTTGCCTATAGTCAGTTATTCCTTTTCTAACCGTAGCTCTTCTAGCGCCAAGTTTTTCATCAAGTAAAGACATAGAAGTATCAAACTTTGTTCTTAAGTCATCAGCTGCCTCAGAAGCTAATTCTCTTTGTTCCCCAAAAAGTTTTTTTCTAGCACCAGAGACATCAAATCCTCTTCCTACTTTTTGCGTTATATTAAGAAGACCAGAACCTAATCCAGATACTACATCTCGCATACCAGTTGTAAACTTTCCTCCTATAAATCCCGCTTGTTCTTTTCCATAATCAGCAACTTCATCCAATCCTTCTTTAATTAGCGTTGGGTTAAATTCAGGTAAAGTTATACCTAAATTTCTAAACATCTCAGATTGAGAATCAGTAAAGTTAAATAATCCAGGAATGTTTTCTTTGGTAGTTGTAAATAATCTCTGCGCATCTCCTGTTATGCCAGCGTTTTCCAACATTTTTCTTATTTCTTCTGGAGTCATATCTCTATCCTTTCTTACTTAAACCTTAAAAGACCAGTTAATGGGTCGTATCCCTGCCCTGGCTTAAGCGACGGATTACCTGTCATTGGGTCATAATACTTATAAAGCTTCTCACCAGTCATCGGATCGTATGAGGTTTTAGGTACAGAATCAAATTTTCCACCCAGTGCTCTATCTTTAGCAGCATAAGTTAAACCCGCCCTTCTGGCTCCTTCTGCTTCTTTTATTACCTCTAAAATTCCTTTTCCCTCTCCTACTCCTTTAAAAATTCCTTTAATGTAGTCTGGCGTAAAACCAGCTGCTTGTGCTTGATAAGAAGTAATCATATCTGTAATTAAATTTGGAACCATTTCTTTATCAAATCCTTCTTCTGCCCTTCCAATAAAATCACTAACAGTTTTTTCTGATGACTTTAATTTTTTTTGTTGGCTACTATAAAAAGGTGTATCTGGAACCATTCCTTTAAAACTTCTATAAGGATCATCGAATTTTTTTCCAAGAAGACTTTTTGTTTTAGACGCTTCCCTTCCTACTGTATTTACAATAGTTTGGAAAACAGGAGCTCCAAGAAGCGCATCAATTCCTTTCGCGCCAAGTCTCCATCGAGAAAATCTTTCACCATGTTTTTCTATTTCTTCTTTTCTTTTGTCCAACCCTTCCTCTAATGCTATTTGAGCCTCGACAAGCTCAGCTTTGCTTTCCGCTCCAGCTCTTCCAAGCGCTACCTTTGATTCTCCAAACTCGCCTTGCTGTTGAGCGCCCATTTGTTGAAGTATTTCATATATTGTCATTATTCGTCTAGCTCCTTGTAAATTCTAAATAGTGCCACGCACCTAATTCTTTTCTGTAAAGCCTAAGCTTGCCATCTGGTGTCTTTACAACTCTTTCTTCTCCGTCATTACCAGAATTATTTGACGGGTATCCTAATTGTAAATTTCTTTTAACTCCTTTAGAGTTATATAAAAATCTTTTTTCTCTGTCAATAGCCATTATGTAACCCTTTTACGTAACGGTCTATACTCTACACCAACGCTATTTATTTTTTGTATACTACTTCCATTTAAATCTAATTGCACTTGAAATGAAGATGCTAGTAATGGTGTTCCAAATGTAATTCTATTTACATCTAAATCATTGCTTGTACTAGCTAAATCACCAGCATTAGCAGTTCCTTGCTTTGTACCACTTTCATTTGTATAAAAATACTTAACACCATCAGTATTAGTTGCTCCACTAGCATATTCTACAGTTATACCATAAATCTTCTTTACTATATTAGGTAAACCAAAGTCATCATCTTTCAACTTTATGTCAAATAAAGCATGAGAATCGGAATTGCCATCATAAGAAGACATTAGACTTGTTGCAGTTTTAGCTATCATATTGCCGTGAGCATCTGTTATTAGATTGCTTTTATTATTGTCAGCAAATAAATCTACAACAAATGTAAATGAATTACTTATAAAGCTATAAATATATGAATCCCCATTATCACCAGATTCATTATCAGCATCTCTAACAATTACTAAATGTTTATTTTTTGGCTCATATCCAATCATAGTATCATCGTTTACAAAATCTGTCCACTCTGATTCTAAAATTTTAGTTTGCAAATTTCTTATTTGCGATCCATCATAAAAGAATAAACCATTTTTATTTACCCATGCAATTCCAAAATCTGTTTTTACAACAGCTGCGTGAAACTCAACTCCCATATTTTTATGCTCTGATTCTAAGAACCATTGCGTATCAGAGCCTCCGCCAATATTAATTACATATAAAGTTTTATTTTTAAACGCAAATAATCTATCAGCATAAGCTTCTATTTTTACAAAATCTTCTCCATCATTAACACCGATATCTATAAAATTTAGAACTGGAAATGTATCAAATTTATTTATCTCGCTATATATTAATCTATCTGACTGAAGAACTGTTTGCCCTTTCTCATTAATAGATTTTACATTAGCTACAAATTTTCTTCTATTAGATACAACGCTAGTTTTATAACCCTCTCCAGCGCTTCCTATTGATATGGTAGAGAGACCTGGGTCATACCCATTTAAAGAACTATAAGTATCAATACCTATAGTCTTTACGATTACTTGAGAATACAAATAAGATGCTTCGCTATATATAGTTGTCCACCCAGTATAGCTAGCATCTAAAGCAGACCTACATCCATAAGTTAAGTCTATATCAACTAAAAGTTTCCACTCTCCCTTTGACGAAGAATCCCTACAATATATTCTTCCTCCAGTTATTCTATTGTCGTAACCATGTGAAGCTGCTATATCTAATGTTAAGCTATTAGTAGCAGATACAGTTGTCAATCCAGTCATTTTAGTGGGTAAAGATTCTTGATTTCCATCATAAATAAATGTTTGAGCAAATTCATATGTACCAGCTGCGATACTACCTGCACTACCGCCAGCAACTGATTGTAAATTAAAACCTAAGCCAGCATCTGGAAATATGTATAGCTTTGTATCAGAGCCAGCAGCATTCCAAGTTTTTGATGAATCTATTGTTAGCTGTGTGTTGCTATCTCTCCTAACTATTCCTACTGTATCGCTATCTGGGCCGCTTATAAGAACATATAGACCAGTATCTAACTGAGTATCCGTTCCAGCTGTATTGCCTGAATCTGTTATCGTAGTTGAGCCTGATATTGTTACCGTAGTTCCACTTGCAACACCCTCAAGAGTGTCATCAATTCCAATAACAGCACTAACTAATCCAGTTGCGGCTGTTCCTGCGAAAGGCTGAGCTGGAGGAGCATCAGAAACCACCCATTGATTTATAGTTTGAGCGCTACCTCCACCCACATCGAGCTGGGTTCCGCTTGTCCCATACCATAGTTTTTTATTAACATAACCAAACCATTTAACACTATTACCTGAAGGGCAATTTGTATCACAAATCCTTACTGCACCACCAGCTAAATCATATATTACCTTTCCGTTTGCAGCGCTACCTAAGTCTACTGCTTCTGAAAAAGCACCACTACCATCAGCAATATCTATTCTAGTATCAGAAGTAGCATCTGTATCAGCTACAAATGTTTTTATAGTAGAAGCATTTGTTCCAGAACCGCTAACTCCAGTATAATCCATTCTAGCTTGAAATAATCCGTACCCAGGTTGCTGAGCATCTACAGAAGTAGAGGTATAGTTTGTTGTATCTGTATTAGCATAACCACAAGACTTTACTGACCCAAATTCATCTACAACTGCACCATCAGCTTGTGCTAGTTCGTTATCTTGAATAGAGCGAGCATTGGTCTTGGTATTTAAACCACCTTCAAAGCGTGTATATGTTTTAAATTGTTTAGGCATTATCCCTTAATCTCAAAGTGTACTAAGTCATCAAATTTATTATCTTTGGTTTCAGTATCCTGATCCCAGTCTCCGCCCCAACGAATATTTAAACCCATTTGCGACGCAACGCCAAGAACGTATCCACCAAAGTAGTGAAACCTATCACGATCATTCCAATCAATGGGATAGGGAGCCACATCAACAGCAATGCTAGGAGTTTTAT